ATCCCGTTGGGTCGCCAAGATCAATGTCCCGGTAAAACTCTGCTTCTTGAAGCTTGATCAGTTCATTTTTTGTCTTGCGCATGACATGGGTGACGCGCTCTGCCCGCTCAATACTTGATGCGCCATACGGCACCACAATGTCTTCTGCGGGTATAAAAACTGACACTTGGCGGCCAAGACTTGGGTCGTAGTAGACCTTTTTAAAGGCAGAGCCTGTGATTGGCAGGTTCCAGAGCATCTTTTCATGCTCCGGGCGGTACTCCTGCATCACCTCAGTCAACTGATAGTTCATATCAGCCTGAACACGCTGAGCAGATTCTTTCTTCTCTGGCGTTTCTTTGCCAATGATTACCGTCTTAACGGGGCCAGCAGCGGGAAATGTCTCTGTGATACCTTCAGCCTGAAACCTCACCACACTCTCGGTGAGCATAGGGTGAAACACACCGCAGGCTCCATTCCAAGGTTCTGTGCGCTCCTCATACTTCAAGCCAAGAAGTTTCAAGCCCTCGATGTATGTTTGCACCCATTCCTTGCGGTCACGCAAGTCTTTCTCAAAATCTGCGATCAACTCAGAACCAAGAGACTCAAGCTCAGACTCATCCATGTAGTCTGCAATGTTGTCGTTGAAATCTTCGGAGGAATCAGATGATGGTTCAATGTCAATCTCAAGGTCACCCATACTGATCGAAACCGAGTCTGGGTTTTCAATTTCAATCTCAATTGGATCACTTAAATCATCGAGACCTTGCGGTGCCTGATACAAACCTTTGCTGATGTCCATGGCTTATCCTTAAACGGTGTAGAAGCGGTCGCGCCGACTGCGAAAATAAATCGTCTCTTCGGGTTCATCTGAATCAATTGGGATGAATCCGCCTTGCCTAAACCTCAAAAGAGCCTGCGACGATGAGTCAACCAAGTCATCGTGGTCGCCATTTGGGAACGAAGCCATTTCTTCCATAAGTTCATCGGCCCAACGGGTGTCTGGACACCAAACAACTCCTGAAGCAAAGAGGTCTGAGATTGCGTTTACACGCGCAATCTTATCCTGTCCTTTACTTGGTGTGTACTCCGACAGCGGGATGCCCGTCTGACGAAGCTCATAGATCAAAGGAGCGCCAGCAGCCTTCTTCTCCACAATCAATGTGTCCGGCTCCCACATTTTGTACATCTCAACAGCCTTGGCCTTGAGGTCAGGGAACTCCATCCGGTCCTTAAACGCATCCAAAAGGATGATGTTGTTCTTGTAGTTGCCTTTGTCATCCGAATGTTTAAACACACCCCACGTAGTACACGCAGAGTAGTCTGCGCGGTTGTGTTTTTCAAAGGCTGTATCCCAAGATTGGATGAGGTACTCACAGGAAGGGGGTGTGTCATTGGGCCAAATACGCCATTGCTCGCGTTTTACGATGGCACCTTCTTCAGATGTCGGGTTCTGTTGGTACTGAGCATTCCATTTGGAGGCTGGAATCTCAGCTTTGATGGCCTCTAACTCCTCTTTTCTCCAAAATCCGGGCCAAAGAGGGGTTCCGGAGGGCAAAATTGCTGGAAATTCAATGACTTCCCAGTTATCAGTGCCATCTTTTTCGGAATTTTTAAGAATTTGACCCGTCAAATCCTTCTTTGCCCACCGGGTCATCACAATAATGATGGAACCACCGGGCTGTAGACGCTGACGAGGACCAGATGTGTACCACTCATACACCCCGTCATAGACCGCCGGGTTGTTTTGCTTGGCCTCCTGCTCCGAATGAGGGTCGTCAATGATCAAAAGATCAGCACCCTTTCCGGTAACCGCACCGCCAACACCAATAGCAAAATAATCGCCGCCAGCAGATGTATTCCACCGCCCCGCAGCCTTGGAATCCGAAGACAGTTCCGTCTGAAAAACCTTCTGGTACTCAGAGGACTGCACAAGATTCCTCACCTTCCTGCCAAAACCAACAGCCAGTTCTGCGGTGTGAGCAGTCTGAATGATCTTCTTCTCAGGAAACATCCCAAGAAACCACGCCGGAAGCAGATATGACGCAAACTCAGACTTCGTGTGCCGGGGCGGCATGTTGATGATCAACCTTTTAAGCTCCCCCCTAGCCACCCTCTCAAAAGCATCAGCCATGATCTGATGATGCTTGCCCGAAATAAACACCGGCCACATCTGAGATACAAAGAAAATAAAGGACTCCCGGCACCTCTCAGCCTTGTCCATCTCCAATAGCCTCTGTATCTTCCTCCTCTGATCCAACCCAACCCGAGGAATCATGTCCTCGTAGGCATCAATCTCCTGACGAGTCAATAACGTCATAGAGCAGAAACCTCACGAGCACTGCGGTCAATCAACTTGATCGAATTGAACTTGTAAGGACGAATCGTTAAAAGACCCTCATCCTGCAATTTATGAATGATCCGGTGAATGTTGGCCTTGGACTTCATCCCAACACCAGAAGCAATCGTCTGATAAGACGGAGACATCCCATACAACTTAATGTACGCCCTAATAAAATCAAGAACGAGTTGATGCTTTGACATACTCTTCTTCCATCACCCTCACACTGTGATAAGCAATCCTGCACTCAACCATGCACCTCAAAGCCGCCTGACGAGCATCCTCAAATCTGCGGGCAAGCATCGCCTCATGAAGCTCTTTTAAAGCCTTCTCAGCCATCATCGTCGGATACGCATAATCAATCATCGTTTAAACCCCTTACATCAGTTTAAACAAAGATGTGAACGTTCGCAAGCATTTTCCAAAAAATATATAGGGGGGGCATCAATCATTCCAAAACAATAGGGGGTGGGTTCTTTGGGGAGGAGGGGGATGCGAACGTTTGCTTTGTAAATGGTGGTGATGGGGTGAGTGGAATAGAGCGTATAGCGTGGCGGGGGGACCCATATGCAGGCGCGGGGATGGGGGTGTAGTGGGGTCCAGCCACCCTCCCTCTCTCAAGCCATGCCCCCCGTTTAAACGCCATGACGTCTGCTGCTGCTCGCACTGCGTCTGTGCTCACGCACTGTCTGCGTCTGGTGTACGCACCGCACACACACTGCACACTGGCTCACTCACTCACACTGATGACCGTAGAGGGCACTGCGTCAATGATCTGTGCCTTGCTGATGCGCCTGACGTTGCCTACAAGCTTCAAGTGCTTCGCCAGTTCAAGCTTCAACTGCTCGGCGGTCAATGACTCCTCATCCTCCTGCGGTGCTTGTTTAAACATTCCCACTGTCTTGCCCATCAGTTCCAATGCTTTGAGTTTGCTGCCCTCCTGCTTGGCTTCTTTGCTCAGTTCCAACAGACTCTTGATCACATACCGTTTCACTGCCACTGCATCGTCCGTGAGTGCTTCGACTGTTTGACCCCAATGCTCTTGCAGCATCTTCTGGACCCTTGGGTCTTGTGCCAGTTTCCATGCCGCAGTCTTCAGAGTTCTCTCTGTGGCGTTGCCGTTTGGGTACGCTTGTCTGTATGCTTCTAGTTGTGTTTTCCCTTCGATGAGAGCTTTGGCGAACTCCATCATTGAGCTTGTCATTGGCTTTTGTCTTGGTGTTCCTTGTAGTTCTCCGTCTACTCTTCTCTTTGGTGGGACTGCGTCTCTAGCCAGCCGCTCCGCTTCGCTCAGTCCGGGCGTTGGATTGTTCTTGTTTCCATCACCATCGAGCATCACCTCATCAAGCCTTCGCAGCAAGTCTTCCTTTGACGTTCTGCCATCGACTCGCATCTGATCACTACGCATCACCATGAGATCACCCCTTCACTGTTTAAACCATCACCACCGTTCGCACCGCAATGGTATCAGGTTATGCACAGGTTGTGGATAACTCTTCAAACCATCCACAAGTTGTCCACACTGTTTGTAAGTTTGGCGTCAGAAAGCCCTCGGACTACCCTACCCCTTACCCCGGACCTGATCGCCCGTTCTGGGCACTTGTGCAATGAAAACGTATTACAAAACTTATCCACACTATCCACAGGAGCTTGTGGATAACTCAACTTTATCCACAGCCTTGTGCATAAATCCTGTAGTACTTATTCATTGCAGACCGGCCTTGGAGACGTTGTTTAAACCCTGCCCATACCTACCCCGCCTGAACCCCTTTCAGCGCCTTGTAGAACCCATCACAAAGGAAGTCAGGGCATCTATATGTAGCGAAATCCCAGACCCTTGCATCACCCCCTGAACCCCAATACCCGACTAAAACGTAGGGTTGTTGACAGGTTGTTTAAACCCTGATCTAATGCGTTCCATGCCCTAGTGATATCAAGTTTAGTCCTGATATCACTAGCGAGGCAAGGGTGATCGGACCCTGGTGCATGACCCGTAAGCTCATGACCCGCTGGTGGAGTCCAGACCTGAACGGCCCAGGATAAGGTCGGTCTGTAGCGGTCACGGTAGCGATACCCCCGAGCAATCGGTGCAACACAGGCAGGGGCCACGC